CTTCCATTATGTGGAGAAAATAATCTTATCTTTCCATCCCACATACGATTTCTGAACTGTGGCATAAACTTAGCGCCTGGTACTTCAAATGTAAAGTAATCAGATAGTTCTCTAGAAACGTCTTCGTCTACTTCTAACTCTAAGTAAACCTCATTTATCTTTGAAATTTTCATTACATCAACCAACAAGTAACACTATATCTAGTTCCTTTTTTAACTTGCAAAACTTCGTGTGGATACATAAAGTTTGAAGGGAATATAATTGCAGAACCAGCTGGGGGTTTATAAAGGTTGTCTGCAATTTTTATCTCCCCACCCTCATAATCATCATTTAAAAATAACAATACTGTAACTTGTGGATATCCATATTTTTGTCCATGACTATGATGAATTAAGTCAACATGATTAGACATAAAACAACCCTCACTATATTTACTAATACGAAAGTCTGTATGATGTTGTACAGTAAAGTTTGGAAAGTCTTCTTTATATATCTCATGTGATTTTTCATAAGTTTTTTTGAGTCGTGCATAAAATTTATATCTTTCTTTTATCCAACAATCAACACTTACAACTCTTTCAAGTTTTACAACCTTACCACTATCGTGTGTAGAATAAGCTGACTTTTCATAATCAAATTCGTAATTTATCATATCATTACATAACTCTGGGTCTACCACATCTGTATATAATTTAATATAATCATTTACCTTTTTCATCAGTACGTCACTCCTGCTTCAAATTTTCTCCACTCAATAGCGTTCTTAATATCCCAACCACGATTATCAACTGACTTGATAACTCCTTTGATATAGTCTATTACTGTTTCTAAATATCCTACTTTGTTCTCTGCGTTTATTATATCTTCGTCTGAAGTAATATAAACTGCTAAGTCTGTCTTGAGGACTTTGAGATCAAAAGGTTTTGTTGCATATATTTTTGCATCAGCTTTACCACCATAGTATTCCCACTTCTCACGATACATTCGTTTATAATCTCCTTTTGCTTTATACAAAAGAAGTTCGTATCTAGATTTGTGGTCTAAGTAGTTTGCTTTTATTTCTTGGTTTTTTAATGATTCGGTATCTAGGTGTTCATTATCTACTTTCAAGTCTCTTTGGACTTGTAGTTTCAATTCGTCAAGGGTCATATTATCTCACTTATAAAGTCACTATTTCATATAATTTGTAACGAAAATCAATCGTTGCCGTCTGGTATTCTACGTCTGTTGCTTGTTGGTTATAATCTAATCCAGTTAAAGATACTGGAAATAAATCAGAGTATCTTACTTCTACTATAGGATTATTTTTGTTAGACAAAATTGTTAAAGTTGCATCTGAATAAAAAGACCTATCAGCAGTAGCTTTACCCACTTTACCAATATCAGTATTTCCACCAGCTCCAGCAGTAGGAGTATTAGAACCAGTTGAACGAAAATCTGTAAACTGCGTTCTATTCTTTGGAAAACCAATACCTAACAACCAATTATGTATGGAAATATAATTTTCTAGTTGTTCATCTACTATAAAAGATATTGAAAGATTTTCGTATGTTATCTTATCTCCAATTAAAGGAATATCTGTATATGGTGTAGGTATAATTAACTCACCTAAACTTATGCCAGGTAAGTTTGCAGATGTAGTAAAGAACTCAACCTTTGGTAGTTGATTTATACCAAATTTAAACTGCGTTGGACTACTATAATCTAATACAGTTGGTTGTCTTGATAATGGAGATGTTAATGTTGTCATACTACTATTTATAACAAAAAAAAGAGGGGAATAAATCCCCTCTCTGTTTTAGGTTGGTTAAAACCGATATTACATAAGGTTAGAAACTTTAACTTTTCTGTAATACTTGTTAGTTGCACTAGTAATTGAAATCGCACCATCAGCACCGGCAGCCTTTGTTCCTGTGTGGAATGGGTTTGCAGCAATACCATATCTAGTTTTGAAACCAATTTTTGGTTGAAATGTATTCTCACCAACAGCACGAACCATTTGCAATGGAACGTATGGGCAATAGAACATACCAGCGTCATAAGGAGAACTTCCCTTATATCCTACAACATAGTATTGAGCAGCAGATACGTTTGCAGCATATGGGTCTACATATACTTTATATCTACCATTCATAACACCAGCAAATGTTGTTGTTGTATCGTCAACATTCAAGTTGTTGTTTAGAGCAGGAGTGTAATCTAGAACACCAGCCATTTGAAGTGCAGAAGCAACATCAGCAGAACATAGTATCATATTACCTTTTCCTCTACGAGTCTGTTGACCAATAGCGTTAGCATCTCTCTCAATCGCAAACATTAGACCTTTGAATTTCTCAACTGACCAACGACCATTTGAGTCTGTGTCAAGGTCAAAGATACCAGCAGTTGTAGTATTCGACTGAGCACCTTTAACAGCTGAAACGTAAATGTTACGAACAACTTCACGGTTAATTTCTGCAAGAATTTCAGTTGACAAGATGTTTGCCAATTCTGTTTCTGCGTCCAAACCATGAATAGCTTTAAGGTCTTGAGCAAGTTCCATTGTGTACTCAGCTTTAAGGGCACGAGTAACAGCAGTAACTGTATGCTTTTCGATTGAGAAAGCCATTTCAGCGAAGGCATTAGCTGTAGTATCACCTAAAGCTTCACCTTGTACTGTTGTCATACCTGTTGCAGTTGTATATGTACCTGCAGAGGCATCGTTGAGAACAGCTGGGTTAGTACCTGCGATGTCACCACCACCAGTATCTCCACCAGCATCTTGGTTTGACAACATTGATGGTTCGTCAGCAAGAGCTTCTGCACCATCCATAGATAGTCCACGTGCACGCATCGCAAAGATAAGACCAGTTGGGCCTGTCATTGGCTGAACACCGCAGATGTCATATGCAATTAGGTTAGGCATAGAACGTCTAACTAGTGAGATCAAAATTGGATCCCATGTGTCTAGTGCAGCGTTACCACCAACAAAGGAAGTAGGTGCTGCTTCTGACATAAATTGTTTGTCTTCTCTCAAAGACTTTTCTTGGTTCTCAAGAATGATTGTTGTGACGGCCCTCTTGTACGGGTCTTTAATCTCTGCGAGATCAGGATGCGCAAGGACTGGCTGCCACTTTTCTTGTAGATGTTCTGTCTGATACATTTGGTATCTCCTTTTAATTTCTACTATTTATAAAATTTAGTTATTTTGCACTATTGACGGTTCGCCCGATTGCAGTCATATAGGCTGCCATTGAACCAGAGGTGTCAACGTCCTGTGCGATGCCAGAGTCTTCATAATCCATAGTTTCATTCACTACTGGTGCATTCTTAGGAAAATAGCTTTCCTTCAAAGTTCCCAACTTCTCACGATAAGACTCTTCATTAGAATAATCTACATCTTCGACAAGTGACTTAAACTTTTCAATTTCTGTATCGGCTAAATCTGAAGTTACTTCAGAAACAACCTGTTCCTTCACTAGACCTGCATTGCTTTTCTTCATTTGAACACTCTGTTCAATTGCTTCATTCAATTTAGCTTCTAGCTCTGAAATCTTGTCTGATTGTGCTTCTAGCACATCATATTTTTCATCTGGAACATCAACGTAATGATCTTCAAAGAGCTGTTTTAGACCAGAAATGAAATCTTCTGCAATTTCACCTTTTAGGCCTCGCTCAATAGCAAGTTCATTTTCCTTCATCCATTCTTCAACAACGTAGTTTAGATATGTGTCAACCTTTTCAGTCAACTCACCCTTAGTTGTGTTTATATTTTCTTCCAGTTCTGTTTTGTAGTCCTCTTCCATACGTTCTACTTCTGAACGTACTTTAGATTTTACGGCAGCTTCAAATACAGTTGCTGCTTTACGCTTAAACTCTTCAGAAAGGTCGCCCTCTCCTGTCATTAATGCTTCAACATGCTCGGAAACATCAATAGTTTTTAGACGAGTTTCAACAGCTTCTGATTTAGCCTTAGACTCTTCAGACTCATCAGGATGCATTTCTGTTGCACTCTTCATGCCACTGTACATTGCTTGAAGGTCAGTCTTCTTCTTACCCTTCATCATTTCGTACATTGCATTGACCATCATTTCTTTCGTCATTTTGGCCATTTCCATTTTCTCCATTTCAGTCAGATCATCACCTTCGTGATCAACTTGATCTCCAGCTGCGAGAGATTTTGCAACTTTCTTCATGCCGTCATTAGGTGTGTCCATCTTATCTGGAGCGCCTTCGCCTTTTTGTTGCGAATCGCCACTAACTTCTTTTGCTTTAGCAGCAAGTTTCTTTGCGGCCGCGGCTTTCTGATCTGGTGAAACTACAGGGGCACCCGTATCTTCATAATCAGCTTTTGAGGTATCAATCTTGTCTGGAGCTCCAGCAGATTTCATGGGAGCGTCTTGTCCATTGGCTTCTTCTAATTCACCAAGCACTTCAGCTTCCAATTCCTCAATGGTTTTATCTAGTTCATTCGCCATGGGGATGTTCTCCTTGTTCTGTTAATTATTATTTATAAAATTACAACTTTTGAAGAAACTTCGCAAGCTCTAGACTATTAGCTTTTGAATTGTTTTTCCGACTGTTATCTTCTATATTCTCTTTTATCTCTGCAACATCGGCTTCTTGCATTAAACCGTTGTTCCAAATCCACTCTTTACCTTCCATAATACCTTCTACGAAAGCGTTTGGAGCAGATGGGTCGGCAACTATATCAGCTGCTGTCGCCAAATAAAAATCATTTCTCACATAGTTTGCACCGTTCTTCTGGTCTAAACTTCCCATGCCTCTAGATGAAACCCCGAGCTTTGCTCCTTCGTCCATTAGATTCTTTACAATTTCTCCCATTGGAGTACCAAGTATTTTGGCCTCTCCAACAAAATTCTTACCATCAGGATAAAGTGCAGTAATCATATGAGATGCTCTCTCAAGATTTACAGTAGGGCCATCAGGATGACCTAGTTCCCCAAATGCACGTTTCTCTCCAATGTATTCTTTATTATATCTTCGTACCTCTTTATTTAGTACTTCTGCGGGATAGATGCGACCATTACGATTTTTAATGTCCGCCTGCATAAAGATACCTTTTATCTTATAAGTTTTGCTACCATCGTCTTTGGCCTCAATTAGATATTCTGCATCTTGTTCGATATGCTCAGATATTAATTTTAATGTGTACATTATCTTATCCCTTACGCTGTATAGTTTACATCTTTTTTGAACTCAATCATTACAAAACCAGATGTACCAAGACAGGCCATTTCCATATCTCCAGAAGTAGCTCCAGTATTTGTTGCAGCAGATTCTATCAATCCAGCAGAACCATCATAGTAACCACTTCCAGCAAGATCAATTAATGTTATATCTGAATCGCCTTGTTCAATAATTTTAACATGGCCAGTATCATCATCAGCAGTACCTTGAACTAATCCCCACCAAATTCTTTTAATATGCAATTTTGCACCATTGGCGTGTCCGTCTAGTGCAGATGCATCCAAAATAGCATTGGTTGCAGTTGTGTCATTAGCAATATTTACTAATATAGTAACAGTACCACCATTACCAGTAGTTCCAACTTTTGTGTCCCTCAAGGTTCTTGTTGTAAAAGCCATAATTTAACTCCTTAAAATGCTAACATTTCTTTTTCAAAGTATCCCATAAGTTGCTTTTCTGGCACCTTATGTTTTTTAGATATCTCTTTTATTGTTTTTTCAAAAGTATTTAGGAAATCTGAAGGTTTAGCATCCATTCTAGCAAAGACATCATCTACTGCCTCCTTCATTTTTGGAGAAAGTTTTTTATATTCTTTTGAATTTTTATGCTCATCCTTTTCAGGAATGCTAATCTGATTAAACTTCTTCATTACCCTCTACTTCTGGTATGTGGTTTTTTACAAAAGTACCTGCCACTTCTTTTCTTTTTCCCTCTAAAGCATCAGCAACTCTACTAGTCATTACTTCCTTAAAGGCTGTTTCTGCACCTAAGTTATCGCCAGTGCTTAACGAGTCTACAAAATTTTCTGCACTCATTTCTTTTCTCCATTATTTTCTGGTGAAGTCTCACCATCATATTTTGATACGTCATCTGCAGGTATTGGTTCACCATCCATTGATGGGTAACGTGTAATACCGTCAGTGTTTTGTGGAATATCAACTCCACCATCTTCTGGATCAAGTCCAGCTTCTTTATTTATTTGAGTCTGCATATCTTCAATTTCGTGATCAGTAAGATTTAGTACGTTTTTCTGTACCCACTCTTTACTGAAGAATGTACCAATATACGACTCAATGCTTCCTAATGCGTTAATTCTATCCTCAAGTAATTCAGCTCTTTTTAATTCAGCAAAGTGACCATCCTGTAGGAAGTTATACTGAATATGTTGATGCATCTTTTTCCAATCTTCTAAAGTAATCACACCTTTAAGAATAAGTTGTGATTTTAGAATATCAGTAAATAGAGGAGTAAACTTTTTACGAAGTCTCTGTACGAACTTTGTAAATTTTAATTCATCTCTTGTAATTTCTGTAGAACGACCAAGACTAAATCCTGCCTCAGCTTCCATACGAGACATAGGAACATTTAATGACCTAAACAATTTTTGTTTGAAATATGTAATGTCATCAATCTCACCAAGATTAGAGCCGCCGGGCAAAGTAGTAATTTCTGTTCCTCTACCACCTTCACGGCGAGGTAACCAAAAATCTTCCAACATAGACATATGATTTC